GAAGAAGATTTAGGCATAGATGTATATTTCTGTGACCCACATTCACCTTGGCAAAAAGGCACATGCGAAAATATGAATGGTTTAATTAGGCAATATTTACCTAAAGGGATTGATTTAAATCAGGCAGATCAGCATTATTTAAATCAAGTTGCCATGTCACTGAATACTCGTCCTAGAAAGGCGTTAGATTGGCTTACACCATTAGAGAAATTTGCTCAGCTTGTTGATTATCATATGGCTTTTGAAACTGTCGCACCTCATGTTTGAATTCGCCTAGTTTCATAAGCGAAGTTGTTATTAACTATAATTTCATCAATATTAGATACTCTATATTGAGCATCAATGAAACTCGTATATAAAACATTGTTTAATATATTCTCCGTTTCAATTAAATTGATTTCATGCGTATTTGCACTATCGATAATTTTAAAATTAAGATTACGAATATTAAAGCCAGCAACAAGCTTTTTAATATCAATAACAGAGTTTTCTGGAGTATTTACACTAATATTAAGCTTCTCACCCGCTTTATTAATCTGAAACTGGTTAATATAATTATCAGTTTCTAATATATTTAGTTTGGATAATTCACTACTAACTAAATTGAGAGATAAACTATCATTTAAAGCTTTAGTTTGTTTATTAGCTTCTACGCCCGTTTTGCTGTAAAGCAAATTCATCGTAATCAAATGTTTACCATCAGCATAGCCTTTTGCCTGATCTAAATCACTTAAATTAGTTACTGTCCAATAATTCCCATCTGAAGCACCTGCAGGCTTATTCCAGTACCAGACCTTCCCTGTATCTAAAGCTTTTGCATAACTTTGACTTTCAGAAGGCCTAGAAGCCGTTAATAAAGCAGTAGTCGGATATGTAGGACTTTGAGCTTCAATTGGTTTAATGAAATCTACAATTGCACCTAGATTTGTTTTAAATTGTGCCTCTGTAACCGTAGGTCCGATTAAGGCATCTTTATCAGGAACTGCCATAATATTTTTCCCAAATAAAAAGCCCTGCAAATCGCAGGGCTTTGATTGAATATTGAACTGTTAAATAGAAGTTTCTGGAACCGGTACGAATGGTGCCCCTCGGAAGCGAGCACGGTTATTAAAACGATTAGTACATGTATCAAGACGTTTATCACAACCCGGATAAACACGAATCGCCTCACCTATCTCTGGCATTTTTAAAAGTGGCAAAGTTAAGATTAGCGAACCAGCTTCATGCAAGCGTACCGTTCGTTTAATTCCGATATTTGCACCTTCTAAAAACTCCACAACACCTTGCGTAAACCAACCTTGAGGCTGGCTTAAATCGCAAAGAATGCGGTTAGGCGTGCTATTGGTACCAATGGTCGTATTTACAGCAAAATCCGCACTTAATAGTCCACATGCACTATCAAACAGAGTGTTTAAACAACCTGGTGTATATAGATTCCGTGGCATTTGAAGTTTTAAATTATCAACATCAGAAACCACGCTTGCGTTAATTTCATATCGATTAAGCTCAGGCTCAACAATACGCCCTTCAAATAAAACCAAAGTGCCAGCACTAGTATCGGTAGGAGTATTCATATCCATGAAAATTCGTTCCAACTTAAACCGAGCACCATCTAAAATTCCGTTATGAAATGCCTGAGCTATGGGTACATCGCCGAACTTAGTATTTTCAGTTGCCTCAATAGTGATAGATAAGTTATCTACTTCAATACCTAAAGAAAGGCTAGTCCCCTCTCGGCTGATAATTGGTCCATCAGCACGAAACTCCTTACCTTGCACCGTCAAATGAACGTCATAGTTGGTATAGCGATACTCAATACCTTGTATGGTCGTAATAGTATAAAGATCGGCCATGATGAACTGATCAGCATCTAACAAGGCTATAAGTTTTGGAGAGGCCTGTCTCATATCTTATTCCCCAAAGTACCAATTAATTCAACCTTCCCTGCTTTCCAAAGCTTATGCATAAAGTTGACATATTGCTGTGTGTCATCTTTAAAACGGCAACGGTAGTAAAAAGTACCCGTCACAGTTACCTCTACACCTTCCTCGATCGGCTGTGAAAGTACATATTTACCGTCACTCGTTATCTGAGCAGTTGCGTTATTCCACATAAGCTTTTCTTGGTTTGTGTTCCACATTGTTTTGGCTGGTGTTTGATTCCACATATTGGGATCTACTTCACCTACAATCTGCTCCTCTGTATTACCTAGAGGCAATTGGCTTGTGTACATATCCTTGTATAGCTGGAAAGTTGTAGCAGTTCCATCACCAATAAATGTGCAATTAAACTCATTGTCATCAGGCATCTTATAAAGAAATGAATCAAATGCCCCACGGCGCTCTAAATAAAATCCTTGAAGTTGCTGCAATTCCTTTCTCCCCTTATTTTCGCGCAAGAATGCGTAAGACAACGAGATTTCATATTTAGGTGAGGCCTGAAAGCTTGCTCGAAGCTCTCGGCCATTAATGGAGGTCATGATTTTGGTGTTAAACATGGGAGTAATAGATGTATCCCATTCAAGACCGGGTAATTCTGGAAATAATACGTTTGACACTTACACCTCCTTATTTACCGTTTTTACCAAATCCACGGGCATAACTTTGCAAACCACTAGCAACTGCACGACCATTGCTCTTCAAGAGCCGTTGAATACTCTTGGCATCAATTGCACTAATACTAATGGTTGCTCCAGCACCACCACCTTCAGCAACTGCAGCCGCGCCAAAGCTTGCCCCATTACGCAAGGCTTTACCCATTTCACGGATTGTATTCGCATGTTGTGAAGGTAGAACCATTTCATCTTCATGCAGTTGAGTAACAGGATTCACACCGGATGGAATGTCGTAACCGCCTCGAGCAGATTTAATCTTGCCCGCTAGACCAGCAACCAAACCAAAAGCAGCCGCACCAGCACCAACGGCTAAAATTGGACCGACATATGGAATTGCGACCATTGCTTTAAAAGCTCCGGCCATCGCTTCCCATGCCGACATCATGATGCCTTTGATAGCTTCAGCAGCTTTTAAACCTAAACGAGCTAAACCACCTGCTGCAGTAACGCTGGTACGTGTTGCTTCACCTGCTATGGTTGCCCCTGTTTGAGCAGCTTGGCCAGAAGCTTCTGCTGCTGTTTCAGCACCAACAAAGCCAAGTTTACGAGCCAATTTAATGGCTTGGATTCTTAGCCATCCTTGCAACTCTTTAGTAGCTGTTTGCAAGGCAAATGCTCCCATGTCAGCAAGCACTGCTTTAGTTGCGTTACTCCAAGTGAGGGTACCATTCATAAGAGACTGAATGCCCTGATCCCAAAGGTTAGAAAGACGAGAAGTAAACCCACCGAACTTAGCCTCAAAGTCTTTCATTTCCGCATCACTGATTAAGCCCATAGACTTAGTGTCAGCAACTTTCTGGTCTGTCTCTAAATCAGAAATGTTGTTTGTGATTTGGTTTTGATTGCCTTGTTTGCCAGTAATACCGGTTTGCTCATTCTCAAGTGCTAAACGCTCTAAAAGACCTTGCCGCTTAATTTCACGTAATTGATCTTCGAGCTGTTTCTCTAATTGAACTTTGCGAACGTTTGAAATTTTCTTGGCATCATATTCAGCTTGGATCCGTGCAGCTTCGATTTCATAAAGTCGTTGTGCTTGCTGTTGATAATTGTCTATTTGTTCTTCACGAGCTTTTTTGTATTCCTCAAACTCTTTTAAACGAATAGCAATGATCTTGTCTGAAGCATCCTTTTCGGCTTTGACTTTTGCAGCTGCTTTTTCATCGGCAGTCATCTTGGATTTTTCAATCTCATCTAATGCCTTTTGCAGATCTAAAGCGACTTTCTTTTCTTCGGATGCATATTTATACCGAATATCAGCCAGCGCTTTAGCTGCCTGCTCAGCCTGTCGTTGACGCTCTTTAGCCTCTTGTTCAGCTTTGGATTTTGCAGATGATTTAGATCCGCCTTTATCATCCTTAACGCCTGTACCAATCCCCTTATTAGGATTTGGAGGTGGAGTGCCAATTCCTATTTTTGGCGTATCTGGTTTTTCAATGGGTTTTGTAGGATCCTTATACACATAGTTGGTAATTTTTTTACCACCTGCGGTAGTAACATCGAGAATCCGTTGCCCAGCAGTTACGAGTGAATTAGTGGCTGTAGCTGCCCCTGCATTCCATGTGTTTTTCAGGTCATTCATTCGGCCTTTCATTTGATTGGTATATCGATCAGTGATACCGCCAAGTTGAGATAAGCCACCCTCCCATGCTGCTTTCGCACCTGAGAAATTGAAGTGAAGAATATTGTTAACAACACTACCAAATGTTTGAAACTTAACTTGTAGAACATCCAGACCGTATTGGATAGTGCTACGAACCATATCAAAGCCAGCCATAAGGCCATTAAATGCAATGATAAGAGCTTGGCATACTGTAACTACAACGGCGCGAATAATTGCAAAGGCGGACTGAACACCAACCTGAAAGCCTGTTACTACTATTCCTAAACCACGAATCACAACCGATACAGCATCCATAAAACCAATTTGTGCTACTGATCCATCACTGATATTGCTCGTCAAATCCTGCCAAATCCCACCAATGGTATTAAAAATATCCTCAACAATACTAAAGAAGCTGCCAAAAATCCTGATAATAGATTTTATGGAATCATCAATTCCTTCTTTAGATTCAACTGCAAAATTTAAAAATCTATTTGCCAAGTCTGTCAATGCTGGTGCTGCTTGAGCAGCCATTCGAGACATAACACCTTGCACAGTTGAATGAATCGTCTCTAATGCTGTATTGAATTCTTTCGTTGATTGCATTGTTTCTGAGCTCATGATCACCCCTAAATCATGAGCTTGTTTTGCGTATTCCTTTAATTTTTCGGCATTATTATCTAAAAGTGGTGCCAATAATGTCGCATCATCAGCCAATGAATCCATATAAAAAGTCATTTCGGCTTGAGATGATTACTAAATATATAACTTAGAGTGAGTATTGAGATAATTGTGGGATTTAGCGGGATAAGATGGGATTGAGTGGGATGAAATTTGAAATTGTTTTGCAGAATATGAAATTGAAAAAAGCGGAGTTTTGGCTCCGCTTTTTTATTCGAATAAATCCAGATTTTGATCTACTCGGACTTTTAGCTTTTCCTCTCTGTTTACTATAGTCCGAATTTGGCGCTTTGTCAGATTGTATCGACGAGCTAGCTGTGATTTAGATTCCTTTTTAACGTTCTCTCTAATCATGCGATTACGCATAGCAATGGTAATTGGCGTTCCCATTGGGATTTCAATGTAAGTATTACCCAATTGGGTAGCAAGTAATTGAAGCTTGCTTAGACCAATGATATGGGCGATTTCATGATTAATACCTAAAGCGTGTTTATTTGGGATAAATAGCTCAGTGCCACCATACGCATCAATCATATTTAAAGCTTGTGGGATGCCAATTAGCTTTGTGATAAATACAAAACTTACTGGCATGAGACCTATAATCTCTTCTCCAGATAATATTGTTGTTGCATCAGCAATATGTGGACGATAAGCCATTGTCTACTCCTAAGCCTCTACAGGTTGAATACGCTCAATGCCACAGCGTTTACACCATTGGCGCAAATGATTGATGATCATGTCAGCATGGTGACTGCTCAGAAACTGCAATGCGCTCACGCCGACTTTATTCTCGACAAATTTTGCTAGAGCTAATTCACTTCCATTACGGACTTGACCAGCTGCATGCAGTTGCAACCATAAATGTCGAATTAATTTGCTTTGAGCATCATTAGCCAGATTTTTAACATCCGATTTGTTCTTTGATTCGATTGCAAAACCTAATTGCTTGAAGCGATCTAGCACAGCTTCAAGCTGTGCTAGGTTTAAATCTTTAGAACTTGTTTTACCTGTAGTACTTTGAATGATGTCACGGTAGACATCATCATCAAGGCCGAGTTTGGTTTTGCCTACATGGATTAATTTGATCAGGTTAGCTTTCTTATTGAATTTCATTTTTGGCACCTTTCTCCGCTTCAATAATTGCTTCAGGTGTTGATTTATCCTGTGAGTGGTCAATTATTTGACTGCACAAATAAGTTTTTTTATCAACGTAAAAGCCGCCAAGACGCTCACATTTTTCAGCAATTTCGTTTTTTGTATATGACTTACAAACAAGCCATCCAATAATTAACCCAAAAATGAAATAGCCCATTTCACACCACACCTTGGAATGCTTGAAACAATCCAATAATTGCTAGAAAAGCCAAGGTAATTGATGCACCAGCTTTAAATTTATAAGAACGTTTTTCAAAAACAGTTAGACCAGTATTATTTTTAGTGGTCCACGCCAATTTAGCCTCTTTAAAACAAGAACCTAATCCCATTAAAAAGACTGCAAAGTAAGCTAATGCAGTTGCCCAATTCAGTAATTCATTCATGTTGGTGCTCCCAATTTTTCGTATTGTTTGCCACCATTCATTGCTTGATTAAGCTTGGCTGATTTCCCAGATTGTTTACCCGCATGATAATCATTAGCTGCTCTATCATTGAATGGTTTGCCTATATTGCGGTCTTTAGGTGTAAATGAACCAAGTTTCCCATGAGTTTTATCCATATGTTTTTTTATACGCTCATTGGTATTTGTAGGTACTTCCATATCTAAATCAGTTATTAAATGTTTAACTGAATCTACCCAACCTTCACAAAATAAATCTGCACGACGTACCTTGTTTTTTTTGACCGTGACACGTTTTAAGCCAGTTTCAATAAAGTTTTTTCTTGAACGAATCACCTGACGATATAAAACATCAAATGTATAAGAGGCCACTTCAGGCGCTGGATCGACACCAATAAATGTCCATGATGCTTTAATGCCCCAAGTACTGCTGCCAGAACTAAAAATAGGTTTGCACTGCATGGCTCTAGCAATTGTCATAACTAAGCTTGCTTCCCATGCTTGCGGTATCTTTGTTGCTTTACTTTCACAACTAGCCTCAACGATATCGAGTAGATCAGGATCAATCTGAAATTCGCGCATCAAAGACTGTGCTTGACGTAAAGCAATTGCTGCTTCATTTTCATTGGCTGATTTAGCCAATGCTAAACATTTTTTGATTTTTAGAATTGCTTCTTCCCGGGTCATACTCATTATGTAGTCTCCTTAATACTTTCAATCACTTCAGGTGGTAACTTTTCTAAATCTTCAATGCTGATCATTATGTTCTCGCTGCTCGTCAGTACTGGATCACGACATCCAGCAGACACAGGCACGAATGCCTGTGTTTCGCTTATGCAACTAGGGTGTTCAAAGCCATATCAATGGCACGTTGTTGAACCGTGTCCCGCGCAATTCTTTGATTGTTACTGTCCAATACGTGGTACTCGAAATAACCACAAAGGTTGAACTTTCGAACGACTTTTAGACCTTTCTTTTCAAGAACATCTAAGTGATTTACTTTTGTTGCCATTGATTGAATCCTTTAAACAACAGTTGGTTGAGCTACTGCACGCATCAGAGCCATGATTCCAGTTTGAATATCGGTCTTGCCAATTGCCGCCCAATGTAATGGTTCTGCTTGTTTGAAGCGGTTCCATTCTTGATACTCAGCACTTGCAAAATCATTAGGAGCAAGTTGTGAACGAGTTGCAGCTGCTTGCTTTACTTCAGAATCTGTTTCTAATCGGCCTACCAATTCAGCTTGTAGAGCTAACAACTCAGCCCCTTTAGCTTTAATGCGAACCATCAAATCAAGTTCTTCTGGTGAAAGCTGACGATAGCCAGCAGTTTTGGTGTACTGGTTATCCATTGACTGCATCCTTTAAACCTTTACCAGCTTTGAAAGTTAGAGCCTTTGCAGCTGCAATCTGAATTTCTTCACCAGTTTTTGGATTACGACCAGTACGCGCAGCGCGTTCTTTTACAGAGAAAGTTCCGAAGCCGATTAAGGCAACATCTTCACCAGCAGCAAGAGCCTTAGTGACACCGCTTTCAACTGCATTAAGAGCAGCTGTAGCTTGTGCTTGAGTAAGAGATGCAGTTGAAGCGATATGCTTGATAAGTTCTGATTTATTCATGGGTAGTATTTCCTTCAGTAGTTGCTTGAGCTTGGTTAAGTGCTGCACATGCGATTTCTGCATGTGCATGGTGGTAGAAATGACCGACCAAAACGTCGTCATCACGGGTGATTGCAAACAGGGCTTGCGGATCATCATTTAGCTGTGGTTCAAGTGCTTTGACTGAATACATTTTTTGCGTCCTTAAATAGATGCGATGTCTAGAGATAGCGGTAAGTAACCACCAGTTGAGTCATCGCGGGTGTAAAAACGTAAGTAGGCTTTGCTGCCAATAATGTTGATGCTGTCTGAAATGGCTTGCATTGCTTGCTTCCATTTCGGGTGGTTGATTTCAATGCGTTTCAAACCAAGTACTTTGGTTGTGCTGATGTCTCCCTTTTTGTCGACGTTAAATGCGTTATTAATGATGACCTTGATTTCGTCACGGCTGCCTTCGGTCCATTCTTCAAGACACTCATCAATGAGTTGTTTTGCAGCTTGCAAACGTTCATCAAAGCTGATGTTTTCCGCGATATTGCGTTGGATTTTTAAACGCCCGTCATAGCTCATGAGCGTTACGTTGCCTTTATTGCCACCAACTTTTGCACCGTATTGGTCGGTAGAAATTTGGATAAAGCTGGCAATATCTGCAAAACCTTCAACTTTGAACACTTTTAGGAGTTCATGGATTTCTTTTGCTTTCTCATGAAGTTTGCGAACTGTTTGATCACGCAATTTGTCAATTTCTTTGACATTGGCTTCTGGTACAAATGCACCTGAAGCGTTTTCCCAATAACCTTCTGTAATAGGCTTATTCATGTGTTGCTCCTTGTTCTGATTCAATTTCCGCTGCTTTTAAGCGTTGGTAGCACTGTTCTAAAGTTTCATCTGGCTGCTTGTTTTGAGCGACATGGGCCATGAGTTGTTCTTTAGGAATATCCTTAAGACCTCGTTCTGGCTGCTTCTCATTCATTTTTGTGAAGCCAAGCATTTCTGTAACGCTGAAGTTTGGGCGTATATACTTTTGGCGTTCATGTTCAGCTTGCTCAGCTGCACGTTCAGCTTCAGTTTTCGCTTGTGACACAGCAGCTCGACGCTCAGTTGGTGCTGGTGCATTTTCTGGCTTGAATGAACTGATCACTTCATACAAATAGCCATGGTTCTTTAAAGGCAGTTGCAATTTGCCTTGGTCGCGACGTTCAAGCATTGTGTTGATTGCCCAAACCCATGCTGATTTTGGAGCCGGGTAATTAACCCGGTTACGGCTGATTTGTGCTGCAAGGATGTCTGGAGCAATTTCATTCAATAACTTGGCTGTACGGTCAAATGTCAGGTCACGATTTTCTGATCTGAACATTGCCAAATACTTGATTAATGGCTTTGCCAAATCTCCAGTCATATTTAAGGATGCAACGAATGCTTGACTTGCATCGCCATGACCCAGCAATGCATCTAGACTGCAAGTTGCACCGCAAGCTGGGCATCTAGTTTTCATAACGTGTGTCACCTGTTGCAACCATCAATGCGTGAGCATGAGCTTTCCATTCAGACTCAAGTTCAGGGTTCTCTCCAAATTCAAGGATGTTGTCATGAACATGATCTATGGTTTTTTCTGCACAAAACTGAGCAGATTCCTTTGGTACAAGCACATAATCACCACCAACCAATTTGTCTAAATCTTTGGCAAATTGAGCGCGTTTCTGTTTGATGTTCATAGCCCACCTCGAAAATGCTTAGAGTCGCTTTCAACTGCTGTTTGACAGTCAATACAAAGCTTTACGTTGCCTAATGCACGACGACGTTCGGGAATTTCATTTCCGCAGTTCATGCATTCATGTTCACTTTCACCATCAAAGGTTTGTCGATTTGCAAGGGTTTGCTGAATCCGCTCTTCAGCAAGGCCATCTGTTATGTCTACGGGATCAGCCATTGCAACCTCCAAGTACTGTCATCACTACAGCAATTGCCGCCAACCAAACTAAAAAGTTCACAATCACTACATTTCTTAAATTAAATTTCATGGCCTAAACCTCCATCACCAAGTCACCAGTGACGACATCAACACCCAACTCGGCAGCTACGTTTAATGCACCTGTTAAAAGGTTGCCGACTGCTAGCGGGTATAAAAGGCTTTCACTATGGTTTTTGCGACCAACATTGCGGGTGAGTTTTGTACAAATGGCATCTAGGCCAGACTCATCAATAAAGTCAGAAAGTTGACGTCCAGCTGCTTTGCAACGGTGCTGTAAATAGTCAATAAGAGTGGTTTGGGTGAAGGGTTCAAGAGTCACAATTTCACAGCGCTGAACGACTTCGCGAACTTCTGGATTGTTTTCTGCCAGTTTGATTTTGAGTTCATCCTGACCAATCAAAACAATAGAAAGTAATGGTGTAAAACCATTCTTGAGTTCAAGAAAACGCTTGAGATGTTTTAATGTAGGAATAGGTAAACTATGTGCTTCCTCAATTATCAAAGTGTGATGTTGTCCAGCTCGACTAGACTCTTTTAATAAGCTATGAATTTGCTGAAAACGCGCTTCAGGGGAACGCTTTGCATTTGTGCTTGGTGCCAATGCTCGTAAAATTGCTTCAGCAATATGTGAAGATTTTAAAGTTTTACCTTTGATGTCATCAGCTTCTGTAGCAATCACATAAGGTTCAATAATGATTGTAGGTTCACGCTCACGTTCTACTCGATCATGTGTCTCCAGACGAATAGTTGTTTTACCTGAACCTGATTGACCAACCAACGCAATAAATGAACTGTTTCCTTTAACAGTTTGCCAAACAGCTTCACGGGCATAATTGATGTTGGAATCTTGATAAAATTCAGTCGCACTACGAATTTCTTCGGTAAAGATATTTTTAAATAACTTAAATTTTCTTCTTGCTTCTGGTGTTAAGGTTTGTTTGCGTAGTAGCATGAGTTGCTCTTCCTCCGGTTGAGTAGTGCTGTCAGTCCCACCATCCAAGGCTTGGTCGTCAACGGTGTGGGATTGGTCAGCATCTAATGCGTTTTGAATGTCTTCAGGTGCAATGCCTTTGTTCTGTAAAAGCTCAATGAATTGGGCTTTAAACTCAGCTGCACGTTTCTTCGGGGATAACCCGTGGTTAATAAATAAATTGACTGTTGCAGTACTTACTCCCAGTGGTTTGCAGAGTGAGCTTTGTGTCATGTCATGTTGTTTAAGCAATTGTTTAAGTGCGCTCATGGATTACTCTCCAACCACTCGTAATTTTGGTTTTTGGGTTGCAGCTTTGATGCCTTCTGCAATTTCAGGAATAACGTCTTGTGGAACCTCTCCATTAGGGAAAGACTTTTTAAGTGCAGCCATGCATTCAGGTGTCCACAAATCACCGACAAGGCCACGAATTTGTTTTGCTGCTTGAATTAAATTGACTGGTGCAACCTGACGACGGCTAATTTCTGTCTGCATTTGTTCACCAGCACGTGGTAAATATTCAGGAACTTCATGCTTGGTAATATGTGCAGTTGGGTCGATTTGACCTTGGTACGCTGGGGTACGCTTTTTGATAGCCTTATCAACTTCAGCTTGTGTTTCAGCGTTGTAAGCTTGTTTCATAATGCGCTTACGTGACTGGTCAATTTTGCTGTCAGGCATAGAGCGAATTTCTTCACCAATAGCTGGTGATTCAGCCAATTGACCAAAGATGTCGTATTGATCTGGTTGAACCGTGTGAATGACTTGCTCACCATGTTCATCGGTCATCAAGACATCAATGTCAGGTGCGCGATATGGATTAACAACCACATCAACTTTTGCGCCCACATAAATGCCATCAATGTGGCGGACGTTATAGAACTGTTCGCCATAACCTTTGATCGTGTGCTGAATCGTCAAATCACCTTTGACTGTACGAGATACAGGCAATGTGCTTACAAGCTCTCGGCACAATTCAATTGGCGGTGCAATACGTAACTGTTCGGGGCGTATCATTTGCCAAACTTGGTTGCGTGTACGTTTAGTACGGCTATGTACTTTTGTTTCGTTAAACATCACACGCCATTGAGTTGCAAAGGCATTTAACTCTTCAATGCTATCTACTATTTTAAAGCTCAGTAGTGACTCAAACTGAGTTTCAATAAGGTTGTTTGCTTGCTCTACCTGACCTTTTGCACGGCTGTTATGAGTAGCATGAGCAATAAACTCAACGTTGAGGCGTTCAAGTAAATTACGGAATAAACCACTGGTGTTTGCTGAGCCTTTATCTACATAAAATATGAATGGCACACCATGCATTGGCTCTTGGTTGCTGCGTTTTTGGATGGCGTTTAAAAACACATTAGTTAAGTTCTCAGAGCTTTCAGCCCCCCAAACATATTCAAAGTAAATCCAGCCAGATGTATGGTCTGTGATGACATAACGGATCACACGGTCTTTTTCGATTTTCTTTAAATTTGCTGGCTTGTTTTTGTAGAACTCACGCTCATCCATAACGTGCATACCAGATTTTTTATTGAGGTAAAAAACCACACAAATTGATGCATCAGCTTCCCACACATGGTTTGGGTGTAGTGAGCGTTGTTGCTGGTGTGCCGTCGGTGTAACAAGTTGAGATGGATGGCACATGTTTTGTTTCATAACTCTAGAAATAGTAGCTGCTGAAACTTTTGGTGCTTTGCCACTGTCTTGTGCAACTTCCAAAGCTAAGTTGATTGGCATACGTTTTTTGCCAGTTTTACTCATGGCGCTAATGACCATGCCACCAACTAGTTCAGCAGTTTCTACGCTGACAATTGACTTGCCTTTGTCACTACGTTGTTTGCGACCAGACTTATAGCCAACTGTTTCAAGCTCACGGTAAAGTTGTGCCTTGCTTATGCGTAAATATTCACAAGCAATTTTTGCAATCTCAGCTTTCTCACCAAACCCAGCATTTGTGAGCTTTGCTGCTACTTCACGCAAATAGTCGATTTTTGCTAGATTTGGATTAGACATGGTTAAGCCTCACCATCAACTTCGATAGGTGGAAAGTCAGCTGCTTGAAGAGACATCCATTCAGGTGTGACCATGCTTGTAAAATCAATTTGTACATTCAGGCTTCGGCTGTATTGAGCAATACGTTGGTATGTCGCAATAACAGCTTCATCAACACGTTCAAATAATTGCGGAATGCCTTTTTTCTCAGCCGTGTCTAATACGCTATTCACTTCGTTTTGGTAGCGCATAAGTGCATTTAAAAAAGTAATGCTGGCAGTGTTTAACGTTTCTAAAGCAGCTTTTTCTAAAGCTTGCTCTTCAGTTTCAGCACGTTTTTTGATTTCTACAGGGCTTTGAAGTTTTGTTACTTTGGCGTCAAGTTCATTGAGCTTTTGGTCTTTCTTGTTGAGTAATTGATCTTTGGCTTCGTTATCCGCTTTTATTTCACGGAGTTTTTTGCGGAGTTCGCTGGCTGTCATGCAATCAATGTCATCAAGAGTAATGTCATTAACGCTGCCACCATCATTTAACTCTGCAATTTCATCATCATCTAATACCAGTAGTTCTAAAAGTTTTGATTGACTACCAGCGGCTTTCAAAACGGACATTTGTCCGTTTTTGGAAAACTTGAGGGCAACAGACATAAAACGTCTTGCTGTACGCTCATTAATGTTGAGCATACTAATACGCTGTTTAAACTCGCCATGTGGTGTTGATTCTTTTAGCAATACCAGACACTTGCCCATTTCCAAGCAATCTTCTACTGTGCGACGTTGATATAGACGAATCCCATCTTCAAAAGCACCAACTGATAAATCACCGTCATAACCCAGTTGCGCTGCCAACATACCTATTTTTTGAGCATGTCCAGAAATTGCTAATTCTGTAGTTTTTTCTTCATAATCCATGTGATCACCAATTAATTGCTGTACGTTTTTCAACTTCTTCGATACGAGCTTTTGCGCGTTCGATTTCCGTGTTATGGGCCTTAGCCATTTGCACAACTGCTGTGCCCAATGTGTAAGAGCCATCTTGTTCTTGCATTGCCAAGCCTTCATTTACGAGTGTCTGTAATGCACGAGTAATGGTGCTTGGTGACTCATTTAATTGGTTCGCAAGTTCTTGATTGGTTGCACCTTTCAGGCTGTGTCCACGTAAAGCCTTTAGAACCTTAAGGACTTTGCTAGCTGATTTATTTACTGCTGACATTAGTGATCGCCCTTCATGTTGTGTTTGAGTGAAACTAATTCTTGGCGCAGAATCTCATTGTCTTGCTCTGCCATAAACCATCCGAAAAAAGCGAAAAAAATTAAAAAGATACAAATTAGTTCTAGCATTGATTTGCTCTTATTCATTTTTGTTCTCCTAAAATGGTGCAAAAAAGGGTTATAAAAAGGATAAAAAGCGGTTAATCTATGCTGATGTTTCAGGGTTTGGTTTTAGACCAAGTGCAACTGCAATCTCATGGCCTTTGCCATAATGACCTTTGCGTGATCCGCCAATCACTCGATATACGTCATTGATTTCAAAGCCATGTTCTCTTGCAAATTGAGCAAGAGTTTTTCCTTGAGCACGTAATTTCTGCTTCACTTGGGTTGGGGTAAGTGCCGTTTGTTCAGTTGGCATTTGCATGACTCCTTAGTGGTGTTTTTATGTAACACATATGTGTTCTATTGATTCGATATTAGAACTAATTTGTTCTTATTACAACTGGGTTGTTTTTATAAATGCTACATAATTGTTCTGAAAGATTAAAAATTGAGCGGAAAAAAGCCAATTTGAGCCAGCAAAAACTGGCTAGTTTGCTTGAAGTTAGCGATATGACAGTAAAACGCTGGGAATCTGGAACACCTATACCCAGTGACAAATTAGTTCTATGTGGTGAATATGGACTTGATATTGTTTTTATTTTGACAGGGAATCGTATATCTGATGGTTCTCGTGCTGTAGAACCATCAAACGTGGCTGAAGGAGAATTTAAATATATTCCTGTTCATGATGTAGAGGTCTCAGCTGGAGATGGTGCACTTGCATATCATGCAAAAGATTCCTCAAATCGATTGGCATTTCGTACTGATTGGTTAAATAGCCGTGGATTACATGCCAGAGATCTTCATGTTGTTATTGCCCGCGGTGATAGTATGGAACCAACTATTAGTGATAAGGATTCTTTGTTAGTAAATACAGCTGAGAATATGCCAAAAGATGGGCATGTTTATGTTATCCGTTCGGGAGATATGCTTTGGGTGAAACGAATTCAGCGTCATATTGATGGATCATTAATATTGATTTCTGATAATAAATCTTATCCACCAATGCAGATTGATTTAGAATCTACAAACGATGTGAAAATTATTGGCAAAGTCGTTAATTTATCAAAGAACTTTTATTGATATGAAAAAATTAATTTTAATAGCTGGGCTACTTGCATTAACAGGTTGTTCTAAAGAGAAAGTTGCTGAGCAAGGTGAAATTCAAGCAGCTTCAGAGCAACAAGTATCTCAAAACAAATGGCAATACCATCATGAAAAAAATCCAATTGATGATAGTTTTACGGTGGTGGCTTATGTTGAATCTGATGAACCATTAAAACTTGACGGAATTCAGTCGAGACCAAGCTTAATTTTGCGTTGTCAAGAAAATACATTTGATGTTTATTTTGTATTAAATAATACGATTGACTCTGCTGGGAAGGATTATAAATCTTCAAATATCACTTTGCGTTTTGATTCAGAAAAAGCGGTCGACTATTCAATGCGTAGAGGTGAGGATTTACAAACACTATTCTTTAGAAATCCTGTTGAAATGATTGATCCTTTGTTGAAGCACAATAAACTGGCTCTCAAATTTACTACTACAAATAAGAATGTTGCTTTTGTTTCGTTTGATATTCGAGGGCTTCAATATGTGATTTCACCATTAGAGAATGCTTGTAAACTAAAATAATAGAAACTGAGCGGAAGCCCTTCCGCCTGATATAAATAAACTTAAATATACAAACTTAGCCTCATCATTTGATGGGGTTTTTTTGTGAATAAAACTTTTCAAACAGCACTAAAACGAGTGCTTCAACATGAGGGTGGATATGTAAATCATCCTTCTGATCCCGGTGGTGAAACCAATTACGGCATAACAAAAAGTGTTGCACGCCAATATGGCTTTAAAGGCTCAATGAAAGATATCCCGATGTCTACTGTTGAGAAGATTTATAAGAGCCAGTATTGGGATGCAATGAGCTGTGACAGTTTCCCATTCTCTGTGGCTTTTCAGCTTTTTGATGCAGCAGTAAATCATGGGTTGCTTAATGCCCGAAAACTTTTACAGCGTGCTGTTGGTGTGAAAGACGATGGCATTGTTGGCCCAGTAACTTTGGCTGCAATTCGTAAACAACCACAATTTGCATTTATCAGCTTATTCAATTCTAAACGCATTGAGTTCTATACAAAGATTTCAAATTTCAATGTTTTTGGCAAGGGTTGGATGTCGCGGGTTGCTTTGAATTTAGGTTATGCAGCTGAGGATATGTTATGAGCCAATGGAAGCGAAATTTCCGACGTCAGGTCGTCAAAAAACAAAATGCTGCGGTTAATCAAGGTAAGCAAGTTGAACCACAAACTATTCAAGGCGTTGTAGTAAAGCTTAAAAAGCGCTGGATTGTTGAAAATTGGCGTAGTGGTTGGTTGTGGTTATCGAACTGGTTCTTTGCATTAATTGCATATATTCAATTATATGGCGTGCCACCAGAATTGATTCAATTATTCCCGTTAGCAACTCAGAAAGATGTAACAGCTACTTTGGCTGTCTTGGGCTTTTTTACTCGTTTTATTGATCAAAACCGTGCTAAGCCTTTGCCACCAGTTGACGAGGACAATTAATGCAAATCAACCCCGCAACTGTGTTAGCTCTGGTTTCATTTCTTTGTAACTTTGGGCTTGGTGTTTATATCTTTGTTTCAAATCGCCAAGCAGCTAAAGACAAAGAGTTGCAAGAAACTAAAGAGCGTTTGACTCAAGTAGAAGAACGCATTCGTAACATGCCTGATCACCAAGTGATCTATCAAATGTCTGGTGATATGAAAGCCTTAAAAGAGTCTGTTGCGGGGTTGAAAGAACTTATCTCCCCCTTAGCAAAGGCGGTAGATCGTGTGAATGATTACTTATTGCATAACAAGGATTAAATATGAGCTTCGCCAATCATTTAAAAGAAGACATGCGTTTGGTGGTATTGCGCCTTTTACATGAATTACCACAGTACCGTTCTAACTCGTCAGTGCTTGTTGCTGGTCTAGATCGTTTTGGTCATAGCTTTAGCCGGGATCAAGTTAAGACCGAATTACACTGGCTTGCCGATCAGGGTCTAGTAGTCCTTGAAGATGACCTTGGTTCGGTCTTAGTTGTTAAATTGACTGAGCGTGGAATGGATGTCGCCACTGGGCGCATTACAACACATGGCGTAAAACGTCCTTCTGCTTAATGCATAGGAGCAAGTATGGCTAAGTCTTTTATGCATAAATTATCTGATGAACAACGCGCATTTGTAGAAAAGTTACTGCGTGAAGACCGACTGACATTAAATGAAATGCTTGATGAAATTCGTTCTGAGTTTCCAGCAGATTCTATTCCAAGTCGTTCGGCTCTTGGTCGTGAGAAAAAAAACTGGGCTGAAGAAGCCAAGGCTATGCGTGAATTTGCAGCTGCCTCTGAGGTGCTGGTTAAAGAGTTTGGCGAAGACCCAGATGATAAAGGCGGCATGTTATTGGCTCAAGCAGTACAAGCCATTGTGACCAAAAAAGCACTGGATGAACTGACCAATACTGGTGATGATCCTGAAAAACCAAAAATGGATATTGATGCTGTTGGAGCTTTAGCACGTGCTGCCCGTGCAGCGATGATGACTAAGGAAAAGGCAATGGATAATCGTGAAGAGGTTCGTCGTCAAGCACGTGAAGAATTGCTAAAAGAACAAGATGAAAACCTCAAAAGAGAAGCAGTTTCACAAGGTATGGGTGAAGAACAAATCCAATTCTGGCGTGAAAAAATTCTAGGAATTAAACGATGAATGCACCTAAACCTCGGCATGATACAGTCCGTATTGTTGATTGGGATGAGTTGCCAGAACGAGCAAGAATGCTGCCAAACAGTTTAAATCCATTTAATGACGGTGTACTTATGAAACACCAAATCGAATGGATTAAGATTTCAACAGCAATAAAAGCATGTCCTAAAGGTCGTCGTACTGGTATTACATTTGCTGAATCATTTGATGCTGTACTCACAGCCGCAGCAAATAAAGCTGCTGGTGGTATGAGTGTTTTTTATATCGGTGATACCAAAGAAAAAGGTCTAGAGTTCATCGGCTATTGTGCCAAATTTTCACGCGTCATTGCTGAAGCTCAAGGTCAAGGCATTTCTCAAATTGAGGAATTTCTTTTTGAAGACCAGAATGATAAGGGTGAAACACGCTTAATTAATGCCTATCGAATTCGATATGCAAGTGGTTATCAAATTGCGGCTCTATCAAGTCGTCCAGAAAATATTCGTGGTTTGCAGGGAAAAGTCGTTATTGATGAAGCTGCATTCCATCCAGATGTACAAGGTGTGATTGATGCAGCTACAGCATTATTAATCTGGGGTGGACGTATTGCAGTCATCAGCTCACATAATGGGAAAAACAATCCATTTAATCAATTTGTAAAAGAAATTGAGGAAGGTGTGTTTGGTGAGGATGGTAAAACATTAACTGTCACGTTTGATGATGCTGTTGCAAATGGATTATATGAGCGCTACTGCTTCATGGAAGGAATTGTTCCTACAATAGAAGGTAAACAAAAATGGTATAGCAGAATCCGCAAAGGTTACGGTAATCGTAAAGCGGCTATGCGCCAAGAGCTTGATGCAATTCCTCGTGATGGTTCTTCTGTATGCCTGCCTCAACTATGGGTTGAGCGTGCAATGACTGAAACACGTACAGTTTTGCGCTTGTCGTTAGGTGATGAATTTAAGGAACTTACACCTGAACAACGTGATGCTTATATTGATGAGTGGATTCAGCAGAATCTTGAACCTGAACTTAAGAAACTTGATAAGACCAAACAACATGGCGCAGGTCAAGATTATGCACGCCATCGCGACTTTAGTTACATCATGCCTTTTTTCATTGAGAAAGATTTACGACGGGTTATACCATTTACGATTGAGATGCATAACGTTCCAGCACGAATGCAGAAAACTATCCTATGGTATATGTTAGATAGATTGCCACGCTTTGGCGGCATTGCCATGGATGCAACAGGTACGGGTGAAACTCTTGCCGAATATACTGCTGAAAAATATGGTGAGCATATGGTCCATCAAATCAAATTGAACCGTAATTGGTACGGATTGTGGACCCCAAAATTGGTTACAGCATTTGAAGATGACATGATTGATCTTCCTAGAGATGACAACCTAAAAAATGATTGTGCTGCTATTGAAGAGGTAGACGGCATTCATATGGTCACAAAAGCTCGTACAAAAGATTTAAAAGACCCTGAGCTTTATCGTCATGGTGATGGTGCGGTTGCGATGATTTTGGCTTGGTTTGCCAGCTTACATTTATCAAATGCGATTGAGTTTATTCCACTTCCATCTAAAACTGATATTGAAAATAATCCTGATGATTATGATGGTTGGTATGGTACTGCTGGGTGCTATTAATTCATAAGTTTACTGACCAAGCTGGTTTATAGATTTATAAATCTTTATAAACGCGATTTAAGCGATTTCTTTTGTGATTTGCTGCAATGATGCATAAAACGAATTAAATCGCTTAAATCGCCTTTCAATGCTTTAAAAAAATATCAAACTGAGCGGAAGTCCTTCCGCCTGATTTTTTCCCTCTATAAGTCCAACAATGATGCAGAATCCACAATCTGTATTTGCATCTCATGGCTAAAAAAGACCGTACCTCTAAAAAACAAGATCGAACTGCATTGGAAGCCCAACAAACAGCTGAAGTATCTTGGTTGTCTAATCAGTGGCAAGACCATCCAGTTGTTGGGATGACGCCACAACGCTTACACCAATTGTTGACAGATGCTGAGCAAGGCAACTTGCAGGCTCAAGCAGATTTGTTTTGTGATATGGAAGAGCGTGATGGGCATATTTTTGCTGAGATGGATAAACGCAAAAAAGGTGTCAATGAGTTAGCGTGGGGTGTAAATCCCCCCAAACGTGCCAGCGAACAAGAAAAAAAGATTGCAGAAGAAGTACAAGAATGGATTGATGATATTAAAGATTTTGAGATGTTCTTGCTCAATGCAATGGATGCCGTGGGCCATGGCTATTCATGTCAGCAAATTCACTGGAAAAGATTAGGGAATCTATGGCTACCAAAGAGCTTTGAGCACATTGGCCCACGTAATTTCATGACACCTCACAATCAGCTGAATTGCTTACGCCTAAACGATGGTTCGGTTGAAGGTGCTGAGTTTTGGGATTACGGGTGGTTTAATCATATCCATCAAGCTAAATCAGGTTATATCAGTCGCGCTGGTCTGTACCGTGTTCTTGCATGGCCTTTTGTCTTTAAGAATTATTCTGTTCGCGATGTGATGGAATTTCTAGAAATTTATGGCCTGCCAATCCGAATCGGTAAGTATCCATCTGGTGCAACAAATGAAGAGAAAATGACCCTACAGCGTGCGGTCATGCTAATTGGTCGGCATGCAGGTGGAACCATTCCTAATGGGATGAGCATTGATTTTGAGTCGGCTGCTGATGGTGACACAGCGAACCATATGAATATGATCAAATATTTTGAGCAGATTCAGTCAAAAGTTATTGTTGGCGGTACTTTACTTTCACAAGCCGATGGTAAAACTTCAACAAATGCCCAGTCAAAAACACATGAAGTTCAATTTCAAACACTGGTGAAGTCTGATGCCAAGCAATTGGCACGTTCTATTACCGACAATCTCATTGATTACTTGATGCGATTGAATTACCCCAATATTCCTAAAGACCGCTATCCAGAGTTTTACTTTGATACCAGCGATGTTGAGGACATGGAGGTATTTAGTAATTCGCTTGAGAAGTTAGTCACTGTGGGTATGAAAATACCTTTGTCTTGGGCACATGAAAAACTAGGTATTCCACAGCCAGCAGACGATAAAGAACCTGTACTTGGGATTGTGCAGCAGCCAAATCAAATACCTAACCTAGCTTTGAATACCTTCCAGCCAAATTTATTAAACAGTTTGATTGCTGCAAACTCTTCCCAGTTACCTGTTGAAGAACAGGCATTACAACTGCTAGTGAAAGATCAATCTGAGAACGCACAAGCTACCGCTGAAGACTGGACCAAACAATTGCTTGCAAAAATTGATGCTGGCAATGAAGATGAAATTTTAGCACTACTTCAGGATGTTTACCCGGCAGATGATGAACCGGCTTTGCAAGAAAAATTAACTCGATTGATTTTTGCTGCTGAAGTGATGGGTCACTTAAGTGTTCAAGCGGAGCAAAGCTAATGCCTACTGCTCAACGTCCAGAGTTGAAAGCTTTATTCGAACTACCGCCAAGTGATGCCATTTCTTATCTTGAAAAAAAGGGTTTTAAGATTGGTTGGGATTGGCATGAAACCTTGGATAATGCCCACAGTCGTGCCTTCACTGTTGCTAAAGTTGCACGCATGGATCTATTGCAAGATATTCGTCAATCATTGATTAGTGCGATGCAGCAAGGCCAAACACTGGAGCAATGGAAAGCCAGCATTACCCCAACGCTTCAAAGTAAGGGTTGGTGGGGAAAGAAAACCGTCATAAATCCTGAAGGACGTGAACAAGAGGTCCAACTGGGAAGCCCGCGACGTTTGCGTACAATCTACGATACCAATATGCAATCCGCATTTGCAGCTGGACGCTATAAAGCCATGATGGCTGGCAGTGAAACTAGGCCCTATTGGGAATGGCGACATATTACGATTAGTAATCCCCGTAAACAGCACGTTGCCTTGGACGGTCGATTATTCCGTTTTGATGATCCCTTCTGGAGTGTTGCTTACCCGCCCAGTGAGTGGGGTTGTAAATGCCGGGTAATTGCACGCTCAGCCCGTGAGGTTGAAGGAAAAGAAATTTTATCCAGTGATGGACATGAAACTGAAATATATGAGCGTGTTGGTATAGACCGTAATACGGGTGCTGATGTCATTGCTAAACGCAAGCAGTTTGATATTCCAACAAAAGACGGGAAATTAACATTTGCACCTGCTGCCGGGTTTAATGGCTCTCCAGCTTCAAGTTATTTAATGGACGACGTGATGGTACGTCGTGCAACTGATTTAATGGGTGAAGCCAAGGGCTTACAACAGGCACAACAGTTGATTACTAATCACAATCTTTCAAAAGTTAATGAGAGTTTTGTGAAAAATGCTCTGAGCCTTTCAAAACCGAAAAAACAGTTTAGCCCAGTTGGTGTACTTCAATCTGATTCAGTTGGGTTTTTATCTGCACAGGGTCAATCACTTGAATCTAAAATGGTTTGGATGCGTGATGATGTGATTGTGAATAAAAAATACTCTGATATCTCTGTGTCTGTGTTGAGTACATTGCCTGATTTAATCTCCAAGGTAGAGCAGAAACTTTGGGATAAACAAACCCAAACACTATTTTATTTATTACCAGATGATGTGGTTGTTGAGTTAAAGATTGAGTCAGGTCATTTGCAAGTTTCACGAATCTTCAAAGGCATGCCTTCCAATGATTTTGAGGTGATTCAATGAATGTAATTCAGATTAATGATGATGCTCTACAAACCCGGCTGACCAAAGTTGCTGCTGCAATGCAGGATACAACCCAACTTGGGCATGCGATTGCACTTAGTCTTGATACGGTTACACAGGATAATTTTGATAGTGAGGGTCGCCCAAAATGGGCAGGATTAAGCCCGAATTATGCAAAGAAACGTAAGCCGGGTAAGTTGCTATTTCAAACGGGTCATTTGCGTAGAAGCATTACAACATCTGTCACATGTGATAGTGTCACTATTGGCACAAATGTTATATATGCAGCGATTCATCATTTTGGTGGAACAATCAAGCATCCGGGTGGAACTCGATATGTCATTCGTGATGGTCGTGCACAGTTTGTGAGTAATGGATTTACTGGGCCTACAGCTGGTGTAACAAAACCTCATAATATTGATATGCCGCCACGTCCTTATTTACCAATGGATGAGCGCGGATTCTTACAACGTGAAGCTGAAGATGCTGTCTTTGATGATGTTGATTTTTACTGGCACAAAAGCTTTGCATAAAAATAATTAAAACTGGGCGGAAGTCCTTCCGCCTGATCTTTTCTTTCTCTCCAATCTAATCTCATAACATCTTTTTAAAAGTAGATGTTATGCCTAAATCAATTCTTGTTGCTTCATGCTCATTTGACTTGAATGCTACATCGACTCGTCTAGTCCTTGTTCCTGAAGGAACATTTAGCGGTGTTGATGGACGACCTTTTGATGCTCCACACTGGATACTTACTCCAGAGCGTGGTGAACAGATTGTTGCTGCATTAAATCAACGTGCAGTTGATATGGTGATTGATTATGAACATGCCACATTGAAAGCACAGGAAACTGGTGAACCAGCTCCTGCTTCAGGCTGGCTCAAGGCAGCATCTTTTTCATACATCAAGGGAGTTGGCATATGTAGTACTAATTTTAAATGGCTCGATAAGGCTAAAGAACATATCGAGAAGGAAGAATATAAGTATTTATCACCCGTTCTTTTTTATACCAAAAATACTGGTGAAGTCGTTGGACTTCATAGTGTCGCATTAACCAACACCCCGAACTTAGACAATCTGCCCGAGGCTCAACTTGCTGCCTTGGCACAGGATTACTTTACCCAAAATTCACCACAGGAATCTGAAATGGATGAGTTATTAGACCAACTGCGTTGGATGTTAAATCTGCCACTATCTGCAACAGCAGAGGAAATTTTGGCAGAACTTAACAAGCTGTCAGCGCAAATCAAAGAAAAAATTGGTGTTGCCGTCGCTGCAAATGGTCAAAACCTTTTTGATGCATTAAATGCAATTGATCAACTCAAGGTTGCAGCAAATAGTCAAGCCACGGTTGATCCGACCCAATTTGTGCCTATGAGCGTATATCAAGAGGCTGTAAACCAAGCAGGTGCAGCTGAAGCAGCTCAAAAATCTAAAGAAATTGATGATCTCATTGTGGCTGCATGTAGTGATGGTCGTTTGACTGGTCAATCAACCATTGCATGGATGAAGGATCAGGCAAAAACCAATCCCGATTTTGTTAAGGCTCATCTTGAAAGCCTCCCGAAAATTGCAGCTCTAACTCAACGCCAAACTGAGCAAGTGAACTTGGCTGCAAACCATCAACAACAACCTGTTGTAGATGATATTACCACTAGCATTGCAACCCAGTTAGGGCTTGATCCATCAGATTTAGGAGCTAATCAATGACATATATCCAAAATGGAATCGTCACAGAAATGCGTGATGGTGAGCTAATCCCTGTTCCATTAAAAGCTGGTGCAGTGGTTCTAGTTGGGACTTTCGCGTTAGTTGATGACAGGGGATTCGCAGTTGGCTCTGCTGCTGCAATTGCAGCAACACAAAAGGTTGTGGGTGTTTGGGATGGTTCAGCAGACAACACAGATGGTGAAGCTGGTGATGTTTTAGCGTGTGCTCGTCGCAAAAAACAATTCTTGTTCCGTAATTCAACAACTGATGCTGTCACACAGGCTGAATTTGGTGATGAGGTTTTTGTGGAAGATAACCAAACCGTCGCTAAAACAACAGGTGCTGGCCTTCCGGTTGCAGGCAAATTTATGGGTTTTGATACGCAATTTACTGACTGCGTTTGGGTGGAGATTTAATTAATGATTATTACTGAACAAAATGGCGCTCGTATTCTGAATGCTTTAAGCACAAGCCTTAAGCTGGTATTCAAAAACGCTTTTGATGCGGCTCCTAGCAACTATGCGAAAGTTGCAATGGAAGTTCCAAGTACTGGTGCATCTAATACTTATGCGTGGACGGATCGTTTTCCTGCTTTACGTAAGTGGATTGGTGATAAAGCGGTTAAAAAATTAACAGGTCATGCCTATATTCTGGTCAATGAAGATTATGAGGCTACTGTTGAAGTAGATCGTAATGATATTGAAGACGATAACTTGGGTATGTACACCATCGAAACTCAGGCTGCTGGTCAATCAGCTAAAGAATGGCCTGATGATCTTGTCTTCACCGTTTTAACAAAAGGCTTTGAATTAAAGTGTTATGACGATAAACCTTTTTATTCAACTGATCATAAAGTTGGTGAAGGTAAAAATGCCAAAGTCTTTTCTAATAAACTAACCAAGGCATTAAGTGTATCCTCACTGGCAGCTGCACAAGCAAGTCTTGGTGCTGCAATGACCATGATGCAAGAATTAAAAGATTCTGAAGGTAAGCCACTCAACTTAAAAGCAAATCTTTTAGTAGTGCCTCCAGCATTACGAGAAATTGCTAATGCCTTGATGACTACAGATCGCCTAGAAGATGGGAAGGTAAATCCATATAAAGGCGAATTTGAAGTATTGGTATGTCCTTGGTTAGATACAAAAACTGAATGGCACCTTTTGGATTCCTCTCGTCCAGTCAAACCAATTGTTTATCAACCCCGTAAAAAGCCAAACTTTGTTGCTCAATTCGACATGAACAGTGACAGCGTCTTCATGCGTAAAAAATATCGTTACGGTGTTGAAGCGCGTGGTGTTGCTGGTTTTGGTTTATGGCAAATGGCTGTCGGTTCTACTGGTACTCAGGCATAAGGTGAATTGATATGTATGCAACGGCAGACGCGATGATCAAAAAGTTCGGTGAGCATGAGTTAATCCAGCTTACTGATAATGAAGAATCTGAATATTTAGATGCTATTAACTACGATAAGTTGAATGCAGCTCTGCAAGAAGCTAATTCAGAAATTGATGGTTATCTGATGGGTCGCTATAAGCTGCCGTTGCAAACTGTTCCACCATTCCTTGAAAGCCTTGCTTGCCATATCGCGCGCTACCATGTCTGTACTGGGGCAATGACTGACGATGACCCGATCCGCACACGCTATGTCGATGCCATCAACAAATTGAAAGATATTTCTAAAGGTATTGTTGGTGTTGGTGGTACGCCAGCTGGTGAATCTGAGCCTGTAAAAACTTCATCTAACAATGTGATGTTTCAAGTTGGACGTCATGATTTTGGAGGTAAAGGCTGGTGATTAATTTAAGTGTTGTCGAACAAGGCCTTAAACAAGTCATGGCTAATCAGGTCACTGATAAAAAATGGACTTGGGTTCGTCAAATCAAAACGTATGGTGGGGAATTTGATGATGGCTTGACTGCTATTGTTAAAGCATTTCCAGCCATTTGGGTGGTTTTTGAGGGTTCTGGCACCCCTAAAAAGATCAGTTATAACAAGACTGAATATCCATTGAAATTTGTGGTGTTAGTTGGTACTCGCTCCGTTCGTAGTGAAGAAGCAAGACGCCAAGGCGCTGCAAGTGATATTGGTACGTATGAAATGTTGGACCGAGTGCAGCAACTTTTGATTGGCAATGACTTGTCATCAGTTGGCATCAAAGGGCTTGCGCCATTGGAACTGGGTCGCACCAAAACTATCTTCAACACTAAAACCGCTAGTCAATCAATTAGTGTGCTTTCTCAAGAATTTACAACGCAATACACAATTACTGCTTCTGATCGTGACCGTGAAGAGGCTGATGAATCTATCGGTGAAATCCACCGTATCAATGTCGATTATTTCTTTGAGCCGGGTGATGACGTCGTGGACGCTTCTGATCTGGTTGAACTGAAGGAAAAATAATATGCCAATTCCTGCTGGTATTAAAACACCGGGCGTTTATACAGACGTCAATATCAATACCCTCCGCACAGGGCTTCCAGCCAATGAGCAAAAAGTACTTTTTGTGACGCTAGATGTTTTGTCCGGACAATTCACCCCAGTTGATGTTTATGACACAGCTGGAGCCGACGCTAAGTTCGGTACAAATTCACAAGCAGGTCGCATGATTAAAGCTGCGGTTAAGACCTATCGTCTTGTTAATGCTCAAGCTGTCGCACTTGCAGTGGAAGGCGTACAAACACAAGCAGCTTTACATACCGAAAATGGTGATCCGCTTTTAACAGAAGGCGGCGCTTTAATTGAACCTTGAGGTATTCATTGATGGCTCAACAAACAATTGTTATTGAAGTACCCGGCAAATCAATTAGTGAGCTTGAACCAACTTCAAGCGTTTCACCTAATGATGTCTTGCCAGTGGTTCAAGGTGAAGAAACAAAGAAAGCGCCATTAGAGCAAGTAGCTGATCTTGTCAAAGCTGGGTTGGGTTCTGCTGCATCAAAAAATGTGGAAGATTTTGCAACACCCGATACTGTTTTATCAGTAGCTCAAGCAAGCCAGTTACGGGATGATGCACAAAATGAACGTATTGATAACGTTGAATATTCAGTGACTACGATTGCGAATGGTACTGATGCTTCATTCAATACTTATGCTGAGATGATTGCATATACACCACCACAAGCGAATGTTTCTGTGCGTGTTAATGCAGACCCTGATCCTGAAAAAAATGGAACATATACTTGGAATGGCAGTACATATACAAAAGGTTTTGATCTAAAACTGGCTGTTATTCAAGAAGCTGAAGAATTTATTTTGAATAATAAAATCGATGCGTCATTGGTATATGAAGAATTAAAAGGATTCGCACTTTTTTCTGATAGTCATTTAGTTGCCTCAACAGTAATTTCAACTTTTTTTATTGAAGTCCAAGCTGGTGACATCTTAACCGTACAGTCAGCACTGGGTGACAGTAATACTGGAAATAAAATTGACTATGCATTTCAGCTAGATACTAATCGAAAAATGAAGTCTGTATTGTTTTCATATATATCGACTGGCTTAAATGTAATGCAAACATATTCTGTGACCGCGCAAGAGAAAGGATTTATCGCATTACGTGTTAGAACTGGCGATCCAAGTTTTAGTTATGATATTTCAAAACAGGAAAATATCTTTGTAACGCCAACATTACTCAAATCTGAAAAGAATGCGAACCTCGGTATCGTAGAACATGTTTCATCATTGCCGATTTATCAAAAGCAAGATTTCAGTAATAGTCAATATGAAATCGGATATGTGATTAATATTGATGGTACAAAAACAAATACATCAGATACGACGTGGAGAAATTATTATATTGATGTAAAACAAGGTGATGTTGTAGAGGTATTCGCAACAACTGGCGATGGTACAACAAACTTAGATATGTCTTTTGTAGCACAACTGAGCAAAGACAAGACCTTCTTAAATAATTTAAAATCATTTAAGACCACAGGTTATGCTTATAACATTGCTTCAGCTACAGTTGTCGCTGAAAAAGAAGGTTATATTTATATTCGTGCAAGAGTCGGTACAAAGCCTAAAATCCTAAGAACTCGTGCTAACTTCATGCAACGTTCTGATTTTGGTTTGATGCTTGAAGAAAACATTGTAACTACGACTGATCTCACAAATTACCCATATTTTGATACTAATTATATCTATGATGTCGGTGGTATTAAAACCAGTGTGCCTATTGAATCTGGCTGGCGAAGTTACTTCTTTGAATGTGATAAGGGAGATATTTTTACATATAATGGCAGAGTCGGTTCAGGCACTGTTGGTCAACAGATGCTCTATATTGCACAGTTTGACAGTGATAAGAATTATCTTGGAACATTAGCTACATATATTTCAACGGGAAATAATTCTGCAATAGCAAATCTTGTAGGAACAGCAACACAGTCTGGTTTTGTGTATGTCCGTGCACG